AATTATGCTATAATCAAGTTGACGCGGGTGTAGACAGGCACCGGCGTTTCTGTTTCCTGCCCCGTTGCGGCGGGCGGTTAAACTCACACAACCCCCTCCCCTCCTTAACGGGGCACCTGCCTCCGCAGTCAGGCGACACCTTCATACGAACAATGATGGTTATTCCAATGACCGGTTCGATTCCGGGCGGGGGCACTGTGTACGACAATCCAACACAAGACCAGCGCCCGGCCTACCGTCGGGCGCGTTATCGTCCAGAGTACCTGAGGCGTGTGGCGCTGGTGGGTGTTGGTTCAGGATAGGATGGGATGGTTGTAGACACGGTTCTCCCTGACGATAAATGGGCGTTCGATGAAGATGTAACCGCCGCATTTGATGATATGCTGGCACGCAGTATCCCCCAATACACCGTGATGCGTGAGGCGGTCTACCACCTCGCCTGCCGGTACATTCAACCGCATACGGCGGTGGTCGATCTGGGCAGCAGTCGCGGGGAAGCGGTAGCCAAGTTGGTAAGTCGATACGCGATGGTCAACCGCTTTCATTTGACTGACGTGTCGGAACCGATGTTGGTCGCGCTGCAAGAACGCTTTGCCCATGATATTACCATGAACACGGTGCGCGTCCAGGCGTGCGATTTGCGTAGCGATTTCCCTTTGTGCGAACCGTCGGTCGTCTTGTGTGTGCTGACTCTGCAATTTACCCCGATGGAATACCGGCAGCAGATCGTGCAGACGATCTACGATAAGCTGCTTCCCGGCGGTGCATTGCTTTTGGTGGAAAAGGTATTGGGGGCAACGGCCCCGATCAATCAGGTGATGGTCGATCTCTATTACGGTATGAAACGCGACAATGGGTATAGCGAAGAGCAAATCCAACGCAAGCGGATGTCCCTGGAAGGGGTGCTGGTGCCGGTGACGGCCCGGTGGAACGAAGAGTTATTGCAGTCGGCGGGATTCCGGCAGGTGGATATGTTCTGGCGCTGGATGAATTTCTGCGGCTGGTTGGCGGTGAAGGATGGCTAACGGGTTTACCGATAAGCAGCAGGCGTTTATAGATGAATATTGCAAGAATGGGTTCAATGCAACACGCGCTTATATTGCCGCTGGCTATTCGCCCAATAACGCGGGGCCTAATGCGGGTAACTTACTAAATACTACTAAAATTCGCGCCGCTATTGACCAAAGGCTGAAAGACCAAACCATCAGTGCTAATGAAGCGCTCCAGCGCCTGTCCGATCAGGCCACCGGGGATATCGCCGATTTCATGGATGATACCGGTTATGTGGATATCGCCGCCATCAAAGCATCGGGGAAAACCCATCTGATCCGTGAATGGGAACAGTGGGAATACGTCGATAGCGACGGGGAAAAGAAAGAAGGGCGGGTCAAAGTCAAACTCTACGATGCCCAAAGCGCGTTGAAGGAACTCATCAAACTGCACCGCTTGGATCACGGGAAAGCGACAGAGAATACCACTATTACCATTATCAACACGGGTATGAGCGTTGACGATCTATGAAATTCGTCACCGGACTGCCGATGGGGTTAAGCTCTATGGTGGGGCGCGTCAGTTCTGGAAGTACAAAGGGCATGAAGTGGTGTTGTCCGGCCCGTTCGAGACCGGCAAAACCTTCGCAATCTTACACAAACTCCATGCGCTCTGTTGCAAGTATGCGGGGGCGCAAGCGCTCATGGTCCGCGATACTTACGAATCGTTGCGAACCAGCGCTGCGGTAACCTATGAGGGCAAAATCCTCCCTGTCCCGGTAGACGCGCCCGATAGCCCGGTGCGCAAGTACGGGGGAGAGCGCCCGGAGTTCTTCCTGTATTACAATGGCAGTCGTATTGTCTTAGGTGGATTGGACAAACCCGATAAGTTCCTGTCGTCTGAATGGGATTACATTTACGTCAATCAGGTGGAAGAAATCCCCCTGGACCCCTGGGAGAAGTTGACCGCACGTGCCACCGGGCGGGCCGGGCACGTGCCCTACGCGCAAGTGATGGGCGATTGCAATCCCTCCTATCCATTGCATTGGATTTTACAACGGCGGGATAAAGGGGACTTGAAATTTCTTGAACAATTCCATCGCGATAACCCGGTGTTGTATGCCCCAGAGACCGGGGCACTCACCGCGCAAGGGAAGCAGACGATGGCGGTGTTGGAACGCATGACCGGCGTCCGGCGTGAGCGGGGATTGCTCAACCTGTGGGTAGCGGCTGAAGGGGTGGTCTTTGACAATTTCTCGTATACCGAAAATGTCACACCGGATGCTGAATTCAGAGAAGATGACCCTGTTTACTGGGGTGTGGACGATGGTTATGCGCACGGTGGAGGAATAGGCACACCTGGGCATCATCCGCGTGTGGTCTTGTTTGCGCAAGTCCGGGGCAACGGGGGGATTGATATCATCGATGAATACTACCGGACGTTAGAACTCGAAGACGCCAGCATTCAGGCGTGTTTGGATCGCGGCTATCCGGAGCCTGAGATGGCTTTTGTGGACAGCAGTGCCGCGTCCTTCCGTGCGCATCTGAGCAAATTCGGCATATTCAATGGACCGGCAACACACACCGTTGCCGATGGGATCAAATTCACCCGGCAATTTATCTGTGATGGGCAGGGGGTACGCTTGTTACGCATTCATCCCCGGTGTATTAATTTGATTCGGGAACTGCAATCCTACCGCTATGACCCGGTATCCAAGCAAGCCTATGCCGGGGAACCTAAACCATTAAAATTGGACGATCATACAGTAGATGCCTTGCGGTATCTGCTCTACCAATTCCGCCAGATGGGGTAACATGGTTCTGCAAACGACGGAAATCAAATTCGTCAATGCCCCCGTACCGGTCGAAAAGGCCAACGGGCAGCGCGAAACAAAATTGATTGAGGTGGACCGGCCACAAACCGTTCAGCAACTCCCCGATGTGGCGAAAGAGAAAGCACCCTGGAATCGGATGATTTTGGGCACCAACTACCGGGGGCCGCTGTTGCCCGAACGGGGCAGCCGGGACCGGGAACGGGCGTTGTATGAGTACTACTGGAACGACTACAACACCGCGTTTCGGAGCGCCATTGCCGGGTTGATTAAACGGGTCCAATCCACGCCCTGGGAATTGACCGGCCCGGACGATTACGTAGAGTATTTCCAGTTTGTCTTGCAACAGGCGGATTTTGGGCGCGGTTGGGAGACGTTCATTGCCAAGCTGGTGACCGATTATTCCCGGTACGATGGCGGCGGCTTTATCGAGCTGATTGGCGGTGGTGAACCGTTGCAGCCGTTGTACGGCCCGGTAACCGGGTTGAGCGTGTTGGACAGTCGCCGGTGTCTGCCTACAGGCGATCCGGCGTATCCTGCACTCTATTACGACATTTACGGAGCCATGCACATCCTACACCATACCCGTGTGGTGCGGTTTGTGGACATGTTGGATCCGTCGGAATATGCCTATGGTTATGGCGATTGCGCGTTAAGTCGGAGTATCAGCGCCGTCGTGCGCGACATTTTTATGAACCGCTATATCGAGCAGCGCCTGGACGATAATCCGCCCGCCGGGATTATGCTGTTTCGCAATGTCAACGAAAAGCAATTCATCGCCGCGCAGGAGCAATTGAAGCAACAGAAGAATACCGATACCGGCGGATGGGGCGATATCCTGCGCTTTTACGGGTTGCAACCCGACTTCCCGGTTGAGGTAGAGAGCATCCCATTCCAGTTCCCGCCGGAAAAGTTCGACCTGCAAACCTACAAACAGATCAACATGCGCGAACTGGCGCTGGGAATTGGCCTGGACATTCAAGACATCTGGGAACTGACCAGTGGCAATCTGGGCACGGCCACACAGTCTGAAATCTTGCACCAGAAAAGCAAGGGGAAGGCGTTGGGGCGGATTCTGAAGGGGTTGGAGCGGGTGATTAACCTGACCCTGCCCCCGTCGGTAGAATTCGAGTTCCAATATCGGGACCCGGACGAAGACGTACAGATCGCCCAAAAGGACACGATTGTGATCCAGAATGCGACGATGGCGTTGCAGGCGGGCGGCATTACCAAGGAAGAGTATCGCCAGTACCTCGCCAACAATGTGGAGAGCATTCGGGAAGTGGCAACGGATCAGAGCGGCGAGATTATCCGCCTGGACGATCAGGATGTGAAAGCGCCGGGGCAGTTGCAACCGGCGAAAGCACCGGAACGGGCCACAGGAGAACCGACTGAGGAATCGACGTCCGGCGCAACCCGTATGGATACCGAGACGAAAGAATACAACGCGACGGTCAATTCTTTCAAAGACAGTTTCCGGCGCATTCTGGACAGTGCCGCTGTGTTCCCGACCGGGCAATTCAGTATCGAGATGGCGTTGCGTGGGCAGTTGCAACAGGCCGGGGAGCAAATCTGGCTGGATGGATTGCAGGATGGGGGTATCGAAAACCCGCGCATAGACAATGAAGCGACAGTCGCCATCAGCGCGTGGCGTGCCCAACAGAACCAATTTATTACCCAATTTGCCAAACGGGTAGCAGAAGGCACTTTAACCGCGCAGCAGGGGGAACGGCGGGCGGAATTGTGGGTCAATAAGTCGCTCCGTAATTTGTATCACCTGGCCTTAGGTGCAGCGGATAACGCCATGATGTACCTGTGGGTGATGAATCCAATAAAGGAGCATTGCGACACCTGCCGTCGGATGAACGGGCAAATTCACAGCATGAAAGAATATCTAAAGACGGGGATAGTACCCCAATCCGAATCATTAGACTGTAATGGGTATCAATGCGGGTGTCAGTTGGTGAAAGTGCCAGGGCAGAAAGCACGCGGGCGCATTCCTACTCAGGGGCGTAGCGGACTGCGGGGGTTGTTTGGTGCGATTGGGCGTTTCTTTGGGCGTTTATTGGGAGGGTAATCGATGCCGGTAAAAGTCGTTCGCCGGGGGGACAAATTCTGTGTTGAGGAACCGAATGGCAAGCCCGTCAAATGCCACGCGGTGAAAGCCGACGCTGACGCGCACGCGCGCGCCATCAACGCCAACATCCACAAATCCATGATCGACATATACAAATCGGACAGCGGCTTGCGCCATGTGCTGTTGATTAGTTCCAATGCCTATGAGGACCGGGACGAAGAAATTGTCATGGAAAAGGCGTTGGTTCAGCACGTGAAAGATTTTGAACCGGGGGGAAAGCTGTTGTTCTGGCACGGTGGACAGGCGATTGGCACGGTCCAGGATGCCTGGATGTCCGGTCCGTTCCTGGTGGAAATTGCCCAGGAACTGGAGAATAAAGTCATCGACATTGCCCGCCAGGGCGAAGACCCGTTTTTGATTCAACGCGCCAAAGTGTGGGACCATATCGAAGCGCACAAGGGTGACTGGGGTGTATCCCCTGGGTTTGTGGCCTTGCGCAGTGATGCCGACGATGGTGTGTTCGAAGATATTCGCATTGTGGAACGCAGTATTTTACCCCGCAAGTATGCCGCCAACTATTTTACCTATGCGGCGTTGTAAGGAGACATTCGTATGGCTGCATGTGCTAATGAATACCCGACACGGATCGAGCGATCTGAACCCACCATCACCACTGAGGGGCAGAGTTATGCTGCCGGGGATCAGGTGGGGAGTTTGTGTACATTTGACATTGTGACCGAGGCCGGGACCAAAGCCGGGGTGAAGCTGTCTGTAATCGGCGTATTGAATTCGACCGATACCCCTGCGCTGGACATCTGGTTTTTCGAACGGGAACCGACAACGGTATCGGCTGATGATGACCCGGCGTCGTTTAATGAAAGCGTGCTCTTCGATCATTTTCTGGGGCACGTTGAAGTGGCGGCTACCGATTGGTCCTCCGATGCCAACCACAGCGTCTTTACCAAATTGCAGGCCATGCCCATTCGCCATTTCCAGGAGGGGTTACCGGGGCGTATCTGGGCGGCGGTTATCGCCCGGTCTGCGTTTACGCCGGTTCGTATTGGTATTGGCATCGGCGTGACGGTGGATTGACATGGCACGACGATTTGGAACACGACGAGCGTTACTAGAAAGTCAGGCGGTATGGACACCGCGACAACTGAGTGGATTAACCGCCTGGTATGACAGTCAGGAAATCACAACATTATTTCAGAACAGTGCCCTGACTACCCCGGCAGGTAATGGGGATGTCATTGGCGGGTGGGTCGATAAGAGTGGTAACGGCTATGCGGTAACACAAGGGACAACCGCCAACAAACCCACCATGACGGTCAACTCGATCAACGGTATTGCCGCACCCGTGTTCGACGGCGGGGATTACCTGACGAACGGGCCGTTGGGCGCGTTATTCAGCGGGAGCGATGTGCCGTTTACCGTTGCTGCTGTCTTTAAACAAAATTCCGTAGCAGCGTCCCAATATATGTGGGCGTTTGGAAATTCGGGAAACGATTTGCCTTTTCATGCTTCCCGGTTGTATCAAACCGGTAGTCTGAAATATATGTCGTACCGGAGCGATAACACCGGGGCCACCGCAACCCCATCAGGTGGGACGAATGATATCAGTCCTCATGTCGGTTATCTGGTATTTACAGGAACCACAGTGTCCATTGTTATTGATGGTACGGCAGTAGTCTCTGGGGCGGCGTCTGATGTGGGGGCACTAACTGTCAATCAATTTGCAATGGGTGGACTTTTGAGGACATCATTTAGTCTTGGGTTTAACGGCCCCATCGGCGAACTGGTGGTGATCAACCGCGCTATCACCAGCGTCGAAGCGGGGCAACTGAACCGCTATATGGGTAGCCAATGGGGGATCAGTGTCTCATGACCGAGTGGAAATGGCGGTTGTTCTTGTTTGTGCGCGCCGCCGATGCCACCGCCGAAAACAAACTGGCGTTCGGGCACATCTTCGCAGACAATACCAGCGGGGAGACGGTGGAGAACGAGAGCCGATTGCTGGACGCGGTGGTGCGTTTGAGCACGTCGGGGGAAGCGCCTGCACAGGTGTTCGGAATTAATACGGCGGTGAAGGCAGACATGCGGACGGCGCTGCAAGCGTTTCTGGATACCCTGAGCCAATCGCGCTATTACGGTGTGGCGAACATAACTCTCCCCAATTATGGGATGGGCGATTTACTCAAGGCAAACGGGGGAAGTGGTGTCATCGGAGAACCGTTCACCTGGCAGGACGCGCTGGACGATCTGTATAACGAACGGGGCTTGCAAGTGATTGTCACCGAGTAAGGAAATACCAACGCTCCGGCGTTGTTTTTCATTGTACGGACAGAGTAGGAGTAACCCTATGACAGTAGCAGCAAAGGAAGGCCAGCGCCGGAATTGGTTAGAACGTCATTTCGGTAAGGCCAAAGAAAATGAAGTGGATGAGAAACTGACCGATCTGGGCAAGTTTCTCGATAGCCTGGGGTTGAATCGAAAGGAACAGAACGCCTTTCAACAGGCCCTCTATACGAAGGGGGTGTTGGAAGACGCCCAACTGAAAATCGCCGCCGATCTGGAGCAATTCATCGAAGACGACGCGGTACGAATGCAGGCCGCTGCGGGGGCGATTGCCCATGTGGTAGGCGCGGGATTGGAAGGAATGGACACCGGAGCGGTAGAAGAGCCTGCCGTTGAAGCGCCGATGGAAGGCGAAGAAGTGATGGAAGACATCATGCAGGAAGACGGGGCAGGCGATGGCGAAGAAGACGATGAAGAGGAATTCCCGAAAGAACTCATCTTCACGATGGCCCGCGAAACCACTGCCGCTGCAAAGGCAATGGGTCAAATGGCACCGTCCATTGTGGAACTTGCCCAATTCGCCAAAGCCGCCGCGCCCCTGATCGATCAGGCGCAGATGGTCCCTGATCTACAAGTGCGTATCAAAGAACTGGAAACGGCCTTGCAAACCGCAAAAGAGATGACACCGCGTGTCGCCTCGCGAGATGTAAGTACCGAGTTGAATCGGGACGATCCCCAAACCAAAACCCTGGCCGATAAAGCCAAAAAGGGTACCGAGGGCACCAAGATCGTTGCCGGTATTCGAGTGAAAGAATAGGAGCGATCTCATGACAGCAGAACAAATGGTAGTCACGAAGGATGTCCTTGAAGAAATGATGGGGGCATACATCGAAAAGCATACCCCGGCAAGTACCACTTTAACTGGACGGCCTTTGCATGGCCCATCCGATACCACCTTTCGCGGTCCCAACAACTACGGGATTTTCAGTTATCCCGGTGTGCGCCCGCAGCGGTTCACGACGTTGGTGCGACCCAATTCGTTGGCGTCGCTTCTGGCGCAGAACATCCAGAAGTCGAACTACACCGAGGAAATTCTGGAAGTGATGACCGGCGTGACGGCGGCGGCGGGCACCAACTCGACCTCCTGGTGTGGCACACCTCCGACGGTAGGCGAAGCGAAAGTCTGCCAGCAGATTTACAAGTTCGGGAATTATCACGTGCGCTCCCATCTCAATGCCATTCCTGAAAAGGGGCAGTTGCGCAATCGTGCCGAAGTCCCGGCGGAAATCTACAATCTGGGGACGGAGGCCAACCCGCTAATCCCTGATCTGTTGTTCAGAATGGCCGATCCACTGGATGCAATGGCCTATGAGTTTTTCCTGGTAGGCGTGCAGGCGGAACGGGTGCTGGATGAAGTGCTAATTCAGGGGCTGGCAAGCAATGCGGCCAATAACATTCACGGTTGGTCGCTGGAATTTGACGGCATTGATCGTCAGATTCGCACCGGCTACACCGACCGGTTGACCTCCACCACCTGCCCGGCGATGGATTCCATTGTGGAAACCTTCAGCGCCGCCGTTGGCGGAACCAATGCCCTGAGCGAAAACATGGTGCATGTGTTGAGTAAGGTGTTCCGAGGGCTGAAGAACCGAGCGCGCAAAATGCAGATGCAAGGGACCTCCTGGGCCATCGTGATGCGTGAAGAGTTGTTCTTTGCGCTGGTGGATGCCTATAGTTGCCTCTACCATCGGTACAAATGCTCTGGTTCCCAGTACGAAGAAAACAATATCGATCAGGTGACCACGAATCAATTGCGTCTGGCGATGTTGGAAGGGGAGTACCTGCTGATTGACGGGATGCAAATTCCGGTTGTTTTCAGTGAAGGTATTGAGCAGAGCACAGTGGCGTCCAATACCTTCCAAAGTGACCTGTACGTGTTGCCGTTGAGTTGGATGGGCATTCCGCTGTCCCGGCTCGAATACTTCCCGATGGATAACCAGTACATCCAGGCGTTTAACGATTACGCAATGGATAGCCCGGTGGCTATCAATAATGGGTTGTGGTTGGTCGGACATGCCAGCACACCGCTGTGCCGTGAATATCACTTCGCGTCCAAGATGCGCTTTATCCTGGAGACACCTTTCCTGGCGGCGCGTGTGGACAATATCCAGTACAGCTTCAATGCCGAAATCCGCAACGCCATTCCGGATGCTTCCTACTACAAAGATGGTGGTGTGAGCCGACGGATTCTACCCGCTGGATAGTTGAGAAGTATTGACAGCGCATACATAAGTATGCTATCGTATGGGGGAGGGTTAATAGCCCTTCCCCTTTTATCCAGAGCGTTAAGGAGGCGTGTATGGATGATGACAAGCCCATTGATATGGTAAAAATTGAGAAACGGGATGTGGATGATTAATGCCGGACGTTACCGTCGTCATTCCCTGTGCCCCCTACCATGAGGATGTGGTGCACAGAGCCATACAAAGCGTGGAAGCGCAGACGATTCCCTGTCATGTGGTTTGGGCGATAGATAAGCAGGGCGTCGGGCCTGGCGTCATTCGCAACCGGTTAATGGACTATGTGGAAACGCCCTACACTGTGTTTCTGGACGCCGATGATTGGCTGGACCCGTCGTTTGCGGAGGAGTGTGTACGGGTTATCCGACCAGGGCGGTATGTGTACACGGATTGGTATTACCCGGAAAACTACCGACACGCGCCCGAATTTCCCTACTGTTACCGGGCGTTTATGGAGCGTACGTGGCACATGATAACGGCGCTACTGTACACTGAAGATGTTCGACAGGTGGGCGGATTTGACGAATCGTTAGCGGCATTGGAAGATACCGATTTCTGGCTGAAAATTACTCGCGAGATTGGCACCTGTGGAATCCATATCCGCAAGGCGTTGGCGTATTACGGCAAGGAAGGCCGCCGAGCACAAAAGGCGATTGACAACAATTACGAACGGGACTTATTAAACGAGATATTGGAAAGGTATACCGGACCGATGCCATGTTGTGGGGAGTACCCAGAAGTGAACGATCATATTCCTATCGGTGAGCGGCAACCCAATGATGTGTTGGCGCGCCCACTGTGGCGGGGCAATAACCGCGTCAGGGGCGTGCATAGCGGGCGGATGTACCCGCGCATCTCCTGGCCCAAAACAACCTGGGTGGACCCGAAAGATATTGAACTGGCCCCAGCCCATTGGCAATGGGAAGCGGTGGACCAACCTGCTGTTGGCGACAATGGACAGTCCCAGGCATTGGATGTGTTTGACCAGTTCTTTCACAAACCGATGGCTCCGACCGAACCGCTATCCGAGACACAGGTGACTATTCCCCCTACCCTACCGCCGGAATTTACCCCGGACGTAGAGACTATTGTGCGTATCGCCAGGAAGCGATTGAGCAGATGACTAAGCCCATTTTCGCCCGCCCGCGTCATTGGTATGACAGTTATACCGACTTCTGGACGTTGGTCAATCTGTGCGGATATGAGTGGTGTTATCTGGACGATATGGATACCAAGAACCCTGACGCACTTTACATCTTTACCGGGCCGGAAGCCAAGCACGAATTCAAAGGGGCTAAAGCGCGGATCATTTACTGGCTCCTGGAATGGTATGGCGATTATGAGCAACGGGAAGGAATCGCGGAAACCTGGACCTCGAACCGCACCTATGCAGAGATGGTTGGCGCGAAATTCGTGCCAATGGGCGGCCATCCCGATCTGGGCAATCCCAAGCGCGGTGATGGTCGTTTCCATATTGCCCACATGAGTTATGCAGGCATTCACCGCCGGTCGTTGCTGCTGGGGAAAATCAAAGAAGCGGCCAACCGATGGGGGGAGTGGGACTTTGCCATCGCTCCCAATGCTTGGGGCGAGGACCGGGACTTCAATCTTCATAACAGTCGCATGATGATACACATTCACCAGAACGAAGCGTATCCGGCGATTGCACCGTTACGGGCGGTCCTGGCGGCGGCCTATGCATTGCCGTTGGTTGCAGAGAACGGCTGGAGTGCAGACCCGTACCAGGATCATTGTTATGTGTATGCCTATAAAGACATGCCGGAAGCGATTATGTCCATGTTGCAGAGTAAAAACTTAGATGCACAGGGACAGGCGTTGCATCAGCATGTGTGTCATGATCTTCGCTTCGATAAGGTTGTGGAGACAAATTTGTGAGCCAACCCTTATTCTTTCTCTGGATACCGAAGACGGGGGGCACATCGCTCCACCATGCGTTCCTGCGGTGGGGATTGACGCATTGCCACGTCCGGTATGCCGAGGCGATGGACGGTGCTGCAATTGAGGGGTGTGATTACGTGGCCGGGCATTGGAGCGCTAAAGGGTTGGATATATTGGAGGGCTGGTTGTCGGTTACCCTCCTACGGAATCCTATCGACCGACTGGTCAGTCATTACAATTACTGCCACCAACACGGCGACGATGACCATCCCGACCATGCGGCGTTTGTCAAGCGGGTCGATTTTATAGAGTGGGCGGCCAGTCCGTATTGTATCGACAATTTCCATACCCGCTATCTCTGCGACAAGGTGGTTGATAATCTGGATTGGGCGCTGAAGTCCCTGTCGCGTATCGATGTCGTTGGCATTCTCAATCACGTGCAATGGGGGATGGATTATGTAATGCGCACCGTGTCCAAACGGTTGCAACGGCTCCCGAACATGGTGGGTCATGATCGCAAATCGACCTATTATATTCTACCGTCTGAAATCAGTCCCAAACTGCACCAGGAGTTATGGGAGCGGAACCGAAAGGATCGCCAGTTGATTGTGAAAGCATTGGAGCGATAATGATGAAATCCTTTCCTGCCTTGCGTGGTCTGGTCTGGTTCTTTCGCCTATCGGCTATCCTCAGTGGCATTGGGGCGTTGCTAACGGCTTTTTCCTACCGCGATATTGTGTCTTATGCCTTTCTGGGGATTGTAGGGGTGCTCAGTTTCCTGACGTTGTGGGCTATGGGAGAGATTATCGTCCTGATTCTGGACTGGCACCACCAGCAGGTGTTGAGTACCGAAGCGCAAATCCGTATGTATCAGACCACACGGGACAAGCCGATCATTAAACCCTTAAAACACGCGAGGAAATCAGGATGAAAAATACAGTGGAGTACAAAGAGGAGGCGATATGAAAATATGGATTGTATTATGGGATCAAAATTATTGCCCTGTGAATGACAAATGGTGTCAGGGGGGTTTACTATCTGGTGTGTATCCCACGTGGTCTGATGCTAAAAAAAGCATAAGTGATGATATTGACCACCGATCATCAAACGGCGCAAAATTCAAACGGATGGAAGCAATCGAATTGGAATATAGTACAAATCCAAACTGGTTTATTTATGAGGTGGACGGCAACAGATATTATTCCTATGTGATTGTAGAATATACGTTGACATTTATTCCAGAGGCAACTTTCCCGTGATCGCCGCTTACACCGCCCTTCATTATGGGTCCCCCTATCTGCAATCGGCCATGCGGTCGGTGATGCCCTGGGTCGATAAATACTATGTACTCTATAGCGGGGATGGCTCACACGGAACACGCGCCAATGGCCTCCACCTGCCCGCTACCGATAGCCGTGAGAATCTCCAGTGGATTGCTTCGCAAGCGGCGGGGCGTAAACTGGTCTGGATTGATGGGGATTGGCATCAGGAGGGGCAGCAGCGTGAGAGTATTTACCAGTACGCGCGCAACATGGATATGATTTTAGTCGTCGATTACGATGAAATCTGGCCGGAAGCGACAGTTGAGCAGACCATCAAATGGGTCGATGGTACATCTAGTAAACAGTACCGGATACCAATGGTTCATTTTTGGCGTAGTTTCCGCCGGGCAGTATTGCACGATCCGGCGTTTCCAGTGCGGATATTGAAGCCGTCTGGGACGGGCGAATGCACGTTGCAAACACGCCCGATTGCGCACATGGGGTATGCCATCCCGACATGGTTACTCGATTACAAAATGCACATACACGGACACCGGGGGCAATGGCGCACTGATATTGATTGGCGGAAAGAGCGCTGGCTTGCCAATGCCAGTGAGGATTGCCACCCCGTCGGTAGTGACTACTGGAATCCCGAACCGGTAGAGCCGTTTGATTACCTGCCTTATTGGATGGCGCAGCACAAATATTATCACGAAGAGGTGATTGAATGACTCAACAGGTGATTACCGTCGGACGTGGGCACAGTGGTACACGGGTCATGATGCACACATTGGAGGGGAGCGGATTTTTCGTTGGTAAAACCAACGGAAGCGGCGACCATCTCCCCCCACACCCGATGTATCGGGCCGTTCGTCGCTTTGGCCGGTTGGTGAAGGGGGAGCCGGGCGCATGGGATTTTACCGAACCGCTCAACACCCCCTACCCTATCGAGTATTTAGCAGATGTGCAGGACTATTTAAGCGAATTAGTGGGACATGAGGCCATTGCCTGGAAATTACCGGAAGCGACGTTGGCACTGCCCTGGTTGGTCCAGGTGTTTCCCGATGCCTATTACATACATTGGGTCCGGGATGGCCGTGATAACATCCTGCGCTGGCACGGCACCGAGAATGACTGGTACGGTGTAGACGTGGGGGAATTACCCGAAGATCGACGGATGAAGGCGGCCATGAGTTGGGATTATCATGAAGAGTTGATTGCCCAGACTCCTAAACCAGAGCATTGGTTGAAAGTACGCTTTGAAGATTTTATTTTGCATCAGGAAGAGGAATTGGAACGTTTGGAAGATTACCTGGATTGTCATTTGTGCCGCGAGTGGGTGAATGCTCGCGTCGTGGGGCGTTATCGGTCGTTAGATATGTCCAAGTATCTGCCTGTATTGGAAAGGCATCTGGAGGCGCATGGGTACATCTCTGCAAACGAAACCCTCCACTCTTGACGAGTGTCTAACAACCATAGCCCGATACTTGGGAGTCAGTGAAGGCGAATTGATACGCTATGCCGCCGAAGATACCTTGCTTGGTGGTATCGAGGGCAATCCTATGGGCACGTCGTATGCAGTGGACGGGCACTTGCTGTATGCATTGGTCCGCTATTGTCGCCCGGAACGGATACTGGAATTCGGCACCGATCATGGGGGGAGCGCCAAACACATGGCCGCCGCTTGCCAGCGCAATGGCAAAGGACACGTCTGGACGGTGGATATCAACGTCCATGCCGGGGACGGGTTAACCATAGCCGACCGGCGCTGGATTACCCAGGTGACGGCAGATGCCGCGTTGTGGGTGCGGGCCTATCGCGGAGAAGTTTTCGATTTCATCTTCGAGGATGCCAGCCATAGCGAATTCTTGTGTCATGTGATCTACAACCATTTACCGTATCTGCTCAAACCGGGAGGCCTTATTCTCTCGCACGATGTCAACATGGGTGTAGGAAAGGCCATTCTGAAAGGCATTCGTAAAGGCGGCGTACCGATGCACGAAGTAATTTATACTATCCCAGAACCGTCCCCGTTAGGGTTTTCGATCTACCAATACCAACCCGCCAGTTATGAGAGGCACACATGAGTTATCCCTATCCCACGCGTACACCACGTATCCCCCTGGAGGCCGCCTGTGAGCGCATAGCGGCATTTTTTGACCTGGACGACCAAGAATTACACAACTACGCCTTACAGGACGACATTGGCGGCTATCATCATGACCCAGACCAACGGCGAATAAACGACAACGGGGAACTTGCTAAAGGCATTTGGGGAGTTGAGGGACAGGTTATTTATGCACTGATCCGGCTACTCAACCCAAAGCACGTCTTGGAAGTGGGTAACTGTTGGGGGACCAGTAGTGTGCATATTGGTGAGGCAGTCTTACAGAATGGTACGGGAAAAGTGACAACGTTAGATTTGCCCGTTGAAGAGCGGAAGAGATCAAAGTTCAAAGTCCCCAAGCCGTATCAGGAAATCATGACCCCGGTGTATGAGGATTTGCGCGACTTCAATTACCGCAAGCGCCCACGCCTGGATTTTGTGTTTGAGGATAGTTCCCATACGGCGGAATTGGTTAGCCATGTCTGGCGTGAATTCCTAAAATGGGGAGCGCCAGGGGGATTTATCGTCTCGCACGATAGTGAACATTTCCGCGTGGGTGAAGGGGTGCATGAGGGCATTCAGCAGGTGGTTGAGGTAGGCGATTATCTGTCGCTGGCGATTGCCCCGGCGGATTGTGGATTGGCAATCTGGAGGAAACCTGATGCTTCTTAGTATCGTTTCCGGCACGTACAATCGGTTTGAGATTCTCAAAAGCATGATGAATTCGGTTCGTCGCCAGATGTATCGCGGCATCGACTACGAGTTTGTCATTGTGGACGGGGGCAGTACCGATGGTACGCTCGATTGGTTACGGAACCAACCGGACGTTATCCTGATCGAGCATGGGGAATTACGCGGTGCGATTCCGGCCTTTTGTGATGGGGCGCGGGCAGCGTCGGGGCACTATGTGATAATGGCAAACGATGATATTGTCTTTCACAACAACAGCATTTTAGCAGCCATTGCCCACTTGGAAGACACCCCGTCTTGTGGAGCGGTTGCCTTTGCCGATGATCGTTACCAACACGGAAACCACCGGGTTATGGGGCATCCCACGCGCAACGCCGATGGCGAGAAAACCATTACCGCTTACGCACAGGTAGGAATGTTCCGCCGCTGGTTGGGGGAGCTTGCGGGCTGGTGGGGCGATCACGATGACTATATGAGTCAGGCACGTACTTACGGCGGGGATAATTTCCTGTCTTCGCGGATTTGGGAAATGGGCTACACCATTGACGCGGTAAATGGTTGCACGATAGACGACGCCATTACCCTTGATGAAATGCGGCAGATCAACACCACTGGAGGGGATAACGACAGCCGCCTGTTTTATACCCGTTATCCAGACGGGGCGCTCTTTGGGGCTACACCGCCGGAGAATCCAGTTCCCCCCACCGAACGGTTGCGGATTTTGTACCTGCCGATTTACGAGGACCGGCATGAAGCGCAACGCGCCCAAAAGCGGGGGCTGCGCAATGCCCTAAGCAAATTGGGTGTGGTATTGGAATACGATTACGTCACCCGCGCCCGCAATCAGGTGAATGTGAATGCTGAATTGCCTCAGATTAACCGGGCATTTCAACCGCATGTGTTGTTCACTCAATTTCACGGGATTCAGGAAGTCAAGCGCCCGACCATTGCCCAGATGCGGATGGACAATCCGGGAATGCTGGTATTGAATTGGAACGGCGATTACTGGCCGGAAGTGTACCAGCAACCGGACATGATTGACATGCTCCACTGGTACGACCTTGCTTTGTGTGTCAACCATCACATGGTAACCGACTATGAAACACGGGGTATTCCTGCGGCCTATTGGCAGGTGGCCTCGGAAGCGCCCGACACCTTCCCCGATATGCCCGCCTATGATGTGCTATTTATGGCGAATGCCTATGGTGCAGAACGGCAGCGGTTTGGTCCGGTGGTCAAGGGCTTGGAGACGTTGGGAATCACGGTAGGCATTTATGGGCGCGGTTGGCCTGCTGATTGGGAGGCGACGGAAACACTTTACGACTTTGCCACCTCCCATGCGCTGATGCGGAATGCCAAAATCGTGATTGGCGATAACCAGCACAATGACGGGAGTGCCTTTGTGAGCAATCGGTTCTTTGAGACCTTGCACAGTGGCGCATTCCTGTTGCACCAGGAGATTGAAAACTTCGATACCCTGACCGGCTATGAAGCGGGCAAGCATTACGCGGTGTATCACGATGATAACGACTTGCGAACGCAGGTCCAGTATTACCTGAAATATGAGGATGAACGCCGTAAAATTGCCAAAGCGGGCAAATGGTACACGCGGCGCTGGCATTCGTTCGATGCACGGGTCAAACAGTTGTTTACCCAGATCATCCCTGAGAAAGTAGAGAGGCGAGAATATGCCTGAGAGATCCCACAAGGAAAAGACACCACTGACGGACCTGACGGATAAGCAATTGGTTGATGTGATTCAGGATTTCCCTGCCCACAGCAAGGTGTCACACGAAGCCATGAAGCTGCTCATACGGCGAAGAGAATTGTATTTAACCAAACTAGAAGCATTGGAGAATAAACCAAGAGAATATGTCCCCGCTTGATTTGCTTCGTATTGCCCTTGCGACATGGTACATCAGTCACGCGGTAACCGCCCTGAGCGGCCCGTTGCGGCTTTTTACACGCTTGCGGGGGGTATCCCCCCTGTCCGGGCTTTTAAGCTGTATTTACTGCCTTTCCATTTGGGTTGCACTAGGATTGTATATCATCATGCAGCACGATTCCGGGCATTACCTGATCGACCCCTTTGCTGTGGCTGGCGCGGCGCTGATGTTGCGCAGTTATAGCGGTGCGGGGGTGTATGGCGACTGATGGTATTTAGCACATCAGTAGAATACAAAGTCAAAAAGGGCAAACGCCCGCCTCACAAACTAAAGCGCGAATTGCAAGCGTGGCAAACCAGAACAACCGCTAAACTGCAAGTAGAACCCCCATTACGTCAAGGGGAACGGGTACGGTGGACTTCGCGAAAACAAGAGCGATATGTCAAGGGGTTTGTTCTCAAAAAGGACGCTGAAGGAAATCTAATTCCCTACCAGCGTACCGGGAAACTGGCGCAAGGTTGGGAAGTGTTTGTAGACTACGACGCTATCGAGGAGATGCGTCGTTTTACATTCCAGTTACAGGTGTTCTTGGCGTCATTGAATCCGGCAAAAAAGGACACATCACCGGCAACCCCGACCGATAGCATACTGGTGAGCATTTTCAATAAATCCGATGTGATGCGTTATGTCGAGGGGTTTCAGCAACAGGGGTTCCATAGGGATCAGGGATGGTTGTTTGCGCCAGAAGTAATTGGCGATCAAGTTCGGGAACTGGACGGCATTATGCAGGATACAGGGATACTATGACCGATTATTGCACGGTGAACGATGTCACAGAAGAAATCAACACCGAAGATACCACCGCCGCATTTTACCGGGAGTTACGGCGGCATATCCGGCAGGTCTCCAAACGGATCGATAGCACGATGGGCGCCCCTCGCCGCCCCTTTTTCGCGCCCTATACCGAGCAGCGAAAGTACGTCATTACCCCGGACCGGGTGAACAGTTTCTACAATCTCTTTTACCTGTATGATTTCATTCTATCCCTGACTGCCGTCGTGCGGGGAAGCGAAACCATTACCACCAATACCGAGTTGTATAGCCCCTATAATGAGGTCGCCAATGCCATTCGGATAACCAACTGGGCGACCACATGGTACACCGATGCCAATTGCAGTTCCGATACGCCCCCTGCCTTCGTCACCGTCACGGGTGTTTGGGGGTGGCATGATGACTATGACAATGCCTTCGCGCATGTGGATGACGTGCAGGATGGCGCGGGCATCAATGCGACAGTGACTACAATAACGGTGACCGATGCCGATGGCGCAGACCTGGACGGGTTCCAGCCGCGCTTCTCCGCCGGGAACCTGATCCAGATTGACAGCGAACTAATGGACGTTACTGCTGTCGATACCGATGCCGATACGCTAACGGTTCGCCGGGGGGTGAATGGGACGACCGCTGCCGCACACGCAGTCAATGCCGACATCAACGTGTATCAGATTCCCGAAACTATCCGGCGCATTACCGCACGGCAAGCGGCGTTGTTGTATGCTCGGCGAGGGGCATTCCAGGTAGAGACGTTGGATGGGGTAGGGGCTATCAGTTACCCTCAGGATTTGCTCTCTGAATTGCGCGGCGTATTGCAGGAATTCCAATATGTCTGATAACTACATTCAAGAGGCGTTTAAGCGTATCGAGGAAATGTGTCAGGAAGCGCTCAACGCCCAATTGGGGTATGATATCGATGTTATACTATGGCCGCATTCCCAGGAGAAAAAACCATATATTACGCTACGGCTTGCCCCGATGACCAACAATCCCTCCGACCTAAGTGAGGATCTGCAAATTTATGAACGTATGTGTTTTATGCGACTCGTAACTGGGCATGTTACCGAAGGAAAAGTGGATGAAGTTCAGGACAAGACACATATTTACATCGTTCTACTGGAAGATTATTTGCGCGGGTTAAATTCTATGTTATTCACCGATGCCGGAACCTATGCGGATGAGGGACCGGATTGGTTATTCAATCGTCAACCACTATTAGCTGATGACACTGGCTTGGTAGTGTTTTTAAATTCTGGTATTGGGCAAAACCAAGTGGGCTGTCAATTCTCACTACGCCTGCACTACCTGCGCAGCGCGTATTAATTCCGTAATCGAACAGCAGAATAGGAGCCGATCATGGCCGAGACTATTGGCGCAGGATTTAACCTGTGCTACTACGGATTTAACGATGCAGACGGATACTTTTTAGGGGGGTCATTGACCGCCCCAACAGCGGGGGATCAGGACGGCAGCCCGTTAACACGCTTGACGGGGGGACGGACGATCCCGGTGGGTATTCCAGAACCTACAATTGTACCGGCAGATGGCGATGACCAGACCTATGTCAGTTTCCAGTTTGACCCCGCCGATTTGCCATCGGGGGTGCTGGAAACCGTTCAACGCAACGACAACTTTGAGGCCAACATCCAGGGTACTGTTGTTGACGTGGATGGTAATATCCGGGTAGGGGTATTGGACCCTCGCGACCGGGCGGATCAGGCGGTGTGCTGGCTGTTTATGTCGGTGGCAAAAACCACCGCCGGTGCGGTTATCAAAGAGCATCTCTATGTGGACAGCACGACGTGCAAGCCGTTGTACAAAGACATCACCCAACGCGAGTTCTCCCCGTACCGGTATTCGATCAACGTATCCCGGTCAGCGCGACTGGCCTGGACTACTGTTAACGATAGTGAACACGGCACTACCGCTGCATCCCTGGCCCCGATACGCAGCAATTACCCGGTGATGGTATGCCGGTGGACGGGGGACAATGCGGAAACGGTTTTCAATCTGAATAAATCGTTTGTGGCTGGAACTACCGCAAAGGTCTACGTCAATGATGTCAAACAAGCCGTGACCACCAATTACAACATTGCTGGAACTGCGCTCACGTTCCTGGTTGCGCCAGCGGACAATGCCCGCATTGTCGCCGTATGGGAATACCCGGCAGCGGAGATTGGCTAACCGATGGACATTACCCCTTACACCGGCATGGTGCGCTTGCAGTATCGCAGTCTGCTAAAACGATATGCGGAATGGTACGAAGGATGGGCGTCTGAAATGGGCGTCCATCCCGATGCGTTATCCGATGAATTGGAAACCTATCTAATGATCTCTTGCCGGGTAGTGCCCAACGGCAAAAAAGAACACAAGACGTTTGCCAGTTTTCAGGACGACGAAGACACGGCCAAGAAGAAATTCATGGCCTATTCGGAATTTACCATTACCCAGACCAATCAATGGGTTCGGGCGATGAATCAACTGGACGAACCGGCGGATACGGCTCTGGCACCGGAACCAGACATCCCGGAAGACGATGAAAAAAACGTGTAAAGCGGCGTGCGTTTCAACTGCGCAAGATTGCGCAGTTTATGGACACGTCGCCGCCTTCCGTCAAGGCTGATTTTGGCTTCCATTATGATGAATATCTGGTGGATTTGTGTACGGTCTGCGCCGATACATGGCACTGGCCGCCACTGGTCACCCTGGCGCAACCGGAAGCGCTACTCCTGGATATGATAACCCGTGTAAACCTGAAAGATGCTATCGAACGCGCTACCGAAAAGGGCGGCTGTATTACCGCCGAAGAAGTGCAGGCATGGTTGGTAACGCATGGGACGGGGGATTCGATACAACCCCACGAATACGACATGACACCGATTGACTTTTCATGAGTACCGATACCGAAATTCGCATCCTCTACAAAACCGATAAACGGTCCCTTACCGATACCCTCAAGGGGCAGAAATCCCTACAGAACGCGGCGAAGTCTACCGATAAAGAACTGAAGAATATCGGGAAAGGCACGGACCTCAAAAGGGCAGCAAGGGGCGCGGACAAACTCGCCGATAACCTGAGTGATGCCAAGAAAGAGGCCAAAGCCCTAACCAAAGAGTTGGGGACTGCTGAAGAGCGGTTTGATAAGATTTCCAGAGATGTCGCGCTGGCCGGGGATGTCGAGAGCAACCTGCGCACGGTAGGCGGGGCGTTGGGTGCGGTTCCGGGCTTGGGAGGGGTAGGGACTGGAATTGGCGCGGCGGCGGAATTGCCTGCCGTGATTGAAGCATTGCCCCGGCTAAAAGAGTCTGCCTCTGGATTAGTTCCGGCGATTGGTGCAGCAGCATCGTCCCTTGGTCCGGTTGGCATTGGGTTGGCGGCTGTTGCTGCGGTGGCTGCGGGGGCATTCGCCGTCCTGGCGCATGGGATGCAAGAAGCGGCGAATCAAGCGCGGGCAGTTTCGGCAGCGGTAACGGCTACTTCGGAGACGATAGCAACGGGAAACGAAGAGGCCGCCGCACAGCAAGCCCAGGCATTACGGGACCGTATCGCCGGGTTAAAACTGGAAATTGAAACCCAGAAAGAGTTGGAAGCGCAGGCGGAAAAGGGCGAAAACGCCCTGGATGATTTTGTGGGATTGTTTACGACTACCGGCGCGGAAGTTTACCGGGATGCTGCGAAGGAAGCGGAAAAGAATCTCACCCAGGCGGAAGAAGAACTCACCCGGTTGACCGGGGCGTTTGGGGAAGGCATTCTGGAAACGGAAAAGGATGTTGCCGGGTTAACGGATGAACTGGATAAATTGGGTTCTCAATCGCAACAGACCGCCAATGATATTCAGCAGGCGCAGGACGAACAGGCACGGACCCGCGAACAGGCCACCCAACGCGCCCAACAAGCCAATCAGCGATATGCCGATAGCCTGAAAAATATTCGACAATCCACACAACAGGCACAGGCTGATGCCCGGAAGAATGCCCAGCGGTCGGCGGCGGATCAGGCGCAGGATTTCATCGACAGTTTGCAGGATTTCGCTCGTGATATTGAGGAAGAACGCCTGGACGCTTACCGGGACTCGGCACGCGACCAGCAAAAAGCGGAACGGGATAATCAGCGCACGTTGGCAAGTATCCGTAAAGAGGCCCACCGGGATGAACGGGATGCCCTACGGGAGAGGGATTTCCTGGCCTTAGACGATATCGAAGAAGCGACGCAGGACCGTTTGGAAGACACCAAAGAGGAAATCAAGGCGCAACGGGATGAACGGGCGATAGCCTTTCGATTCGAACTCCAGGACATGAAAATCAACGCCCAACGGCAACGCCGCGAGATACAACAGAACTACCAGCGGCAGCAGATCGATTTGCGGAACAACCTATCGCGGCAGTTGAAAGACATTCACACCGGGGAACAACGCAAATTGCAAATGGCGGCGGAAGCGCGGGATAGGGAACTGAAAATTGCCCAACAGGGTGCGGATGGCGTGATAAAAGAAGTCGACCGCATGTTTGACCGGATCGAACAACGCGCCGGTCGTGTGTCTACTGGCATTGCCGGGGGCACAGGCCGCACCGTAGCGCGGGGTAGTGGCGGGCTGGACCTACTGGAAAGGTTGTACGGATGAGTACGTTAACCAATAACAACCAACTGGCCGATGGTAATAACAACGCGGCAGGGTTAGCTCGATTAGACGAGATACTTGATACTAATTCGGTCCCGTTTGTCATGCCCCGTTTCAAAGGCAGTCGCAATCGAGGGGTGAAACGTGTCCGGCTGGACGGCACGCAGGGGATTATCGGATATGACCGGGGAGTCTGGTTTTTTACCGCCCTGACGCTGGCGCAATATGCCCTGCTGAAAGATACCTATGAAGGGTTGGTCACTGTAAAAATCCCCTTGGAAGCATCCACCTATGCCAATTTTAACGCTATCCTAATAGTACCGGATGAGAGCGACCTGGAATACGCAAAAGCGGTAAGCTCGCAGGTCTGGGATAATCAGCAATGGCCTGGATACAGTGACGTAGAAATCACCTTGCGCAAGTTGGAGGCGTTGTAATGCCCTTTCCTACTGCCCTATCTGCCGGGGAGATTACCCAGGTTCGACAACCGGAGCAAGCCTTCGAGCATTACCTCCTGGTCAATCCCAACGATATTGTCTGGCAGGCGGAGGTGAACGATACCAAAAGCGCGGTGAATTATGCGCAGTTCGATTGGACCAATACCACATCCGGGAATCGTGCCAATGTCATGGTTGGAATGGTCATGATGATTACCGCTGCCTCGGATGATTTCAGCGATCCGGTACGGCGCGGGCGGATACGGGAAACGCCCGATGCAACCACCGTCTATTGCAATGAAGACGGCACCGACATTGACGCGACTATGTACGTGACCGTTTTCGATGATTTTGACATTATGGAACGGTTGCAGCGCGTGGGTCCAGATGGCACGAAATACAAAGATTGGGACGATACCTGGAGCGATCTGCCCCCGATTATTTACGATTTGCAATCGGTGTATGCCGATTTTTCTGAAGCGGCTACCGTAGACATTGCCTTTGCCCCGTCCGCAACAGCAGTCGCCGATGGTCGCGCCATCAGTACCTGGTCCTGGGATATTGGAGATGGCAGTTTTCAGGCGGGCAATGCCAACACTCAGAACATTACCGCTCGATTCCCCGGCTATGAAACCAATGAACACCGTTGGGTTCATCTAACTGTTACCGATGATAACGGCAACAGTATCACCTTCCATTTTGAGGTATACACGGTCGCCAAACACAGCAGCACGGCGGTTAAGTTGGATAGCGGTAGCCTGCAAATTAACGGCACGATTGAGGACGGTTGGAACGGGGTGATTACCGCCCGGAATGGGTTGGCAGAAAGTGAAGTCTACGATCAGACGCGGGTAGCGATTGCCGGAATCGACAGTTACGACGGAACCAGTACCCCAATTGTTAGCAATATCCTGTTTGTGGGGCGCTTGCGCCAGGAATCGGATTTGGCCACTGCCGATGAAACCAGTGCCAGTTATTCGGAAACGACTTTTACATTGGAAGGGTTTGCCACCCAATTGGCCGGGTTACCTGCCCCGGCGCTGTCTATCCAGGACGAAGCCAGCCCCGATGCCTGGGGGGAAATGACCGATCCCAATCCCTTGCGCTCGATTGTTTATTTCCTGGCTTTTCATACCACTTTTTGTACGCTATCCAGCATCAGCCACGATGACCTGAGCGGTTACGTATTGGGGGATTTTTCGCTAGGGGAAACCAGCGCCCTCGATAACGTCAATCGCCAGATGGACTCCTGTAACGGCATTGCGGCATTTGCACCATCGGGGGAAACCACCTTACGGCGTAAAGCCTCCTACCAAGCCGATGCGGACCGGGCCGGGTTAACCACCGTGTTTGACTTTACCACCGCCGACATCACCCCAACACTGGCTATGGATTACGAATATGGGGAGCAGGTGGGTGAGATCGAAGCCGGGGCGGTCGTCTACAATACCACCATTGACGACATTCAATACCGGTATATCGGGCGCGCCCCGGCCTCGACCTTGGGCAGTGGACACGAACGCGCTCAATTGAACGGGCAGGTGTTAATCGCCGATAGCAGCGACGGTGAGGCCCGTGGCGAACTGGTGCAGCGCACTGCCGATCATCTGGCCTATATCAATAATAAAGTACGCATGGATGTCGGTTTAATGGACGGGTTCTGGTGGCTTATTCCAACCTTGCACCAACGCTATACCTTTACCCTGGCGGCAACCGATACCGCACGGGGGCGCGTGTATTCGAGTAGCCAGTATTGGCAATTGCTCAGTGTTAGCTACACGGCTGACAACGAGACTAACGAACGGCTGCTCACCGCTACATTTGAAGCGGAAACACAGGGCGAAAATGCCGGAGTTGCGGTAACGCTGGTTCCTGATGTAAACGGGTTAGATTATTCGTTGCCGCCTTTGTCCGCCTACGACAGTTTTCCCGATGATCCGTTGACCAACTTTCCGGTCGATGACCCAGAAACAGACCCGTACATGTCGGGGACATCGCAAGCCAATCAAGCGGATGGCAACAACAGCGATAGCCCGTTAGGGTGTGAGGCGCTAAACATCCCGTTTTTCTCCGATCTATCCCGTGCCACGACACGCAGTACCGAAAACGCCGAGACGTATGTGATTACAGTGGAGGGCGAGGCGGTTATCGGGATAACATCAGGGTTAAATATCGACTTTTCCGACGCCACAAAATATAGTTTTGTGGATACAACCGGGTCAGCACCACCTTATCTCTGTTGTAATCCCTCCATATTGGAAGGTTCCCCGCCCGCTGGCAGTTCATCGGGCGGCAATGCGGCTGAAGATGGCGGGATTTATGATAGTACAATTGTGGGCGCAAATCGCTATCGCAATGGTGCCTACTGCAAATCCTCCCCATTTAGTGCGGTAAAAACCATCGAATCGGTGAGCATGAATATTTATCGGACCGATGGGACCATAGGCGATGGTGAGGATATTGCAATTTATTGTGAATTGTACGACGATGGAGATGTACGAATCGGTTTGATGAAAAAATCCTTTGCATTAACCAACGATGCCTGGACCGCCTGTTCTTTATCTTCGACCGATGACCTCATCGAAGGCACGAATGAAGGGGTATCCTATTGTTATATCGGAAGTCAGAATACCAGTGGCAGCACCTTTAACAACGATTACTACACCGACGATATTGTGCTTGCCACCAGTTCGGTAACCGCGCATGGAGATGCATTTTACTACGATTACGACAACGAAGAAGCGCAATTGTATCCCGGCGCGCAGGGTTTTCAACTGGACGGGGACCGCCCGACCGGAATCCCGGCTTACAATCCCGCCCATTATTACCAGTTTACCGCTACCGGGGATGGCAGCACCTTCTCGTTTCATTTTGAACTGGCCGATTACAGCGAAGTGAATCACAATCAGTTGCTGGTGACCATTTGTGGTCCTAATATGGGAACGACCACATGAGCTATTACAGTGATCGCCCACGCATATTGCGACTGCGGCGCAAACTGCAACGCGCCGATTACAATCGTCCGGCGGTAGTGGGGGATGAATCAGGGATTGTGTACGCCGGACCGGGTAAAATCTGGGTTCGGTTTCGCGGTGGGTTGGATGCTAATGGCGCGGTAACCTTCGCCCCGGCGGTGAAAGTGTATCGTGGCAGCAGCAACTACTGGGACAAACCCAATGCTCCGGTGCGTATCGGGTATGATGCCAACGATCATCTGGTGGTGTTGGGCATTGACAACCAGGAGGCGGAAAACGCCGGGCTGGATAGCCAGATGCTCAACTATGGCAGCAAATCCAGCCGTTGGTTTCTTCTCAAATACGCCACACGCGCCGCCTGCCGTCCGGTAAGCAACAGCGACGATAGCAGCACCCTGGTCAGTGTGCGGAGCCTGATATACGACGATAATTACGGCGATCTCAATCGATTGCCCGACACTGCACGTCAGGCGGATAAGATCGATTTGGCGAGTTATGTCCCGGCAGCGGGGTATCATCGGATTGTGGTCGTGTTTGCTCGCACGATTGCGAACACCTTCCAGGTGGTGGGTAGCACCGCGCAACTGGAAACGTCCGACCTGGACCTGACCGATTACAATGAGTGTTTTGCCCAACGAGACGCGGAAACCATCCCCCTGGCCGCCTACAAGTTGTACGGTGGGCAAACGGCAGTGGTTATCCGCGATATGTCCGAGGACTTGCGGCAATTCGTCAACATGCCGCAACGGGAGGGTTTCCCGAATCCGGTCGCCAAAAAGACGATTCTCCGGGCAGGGATGTCGCACACGGTCTCCGACAAACTGACCATCACCGGCAAATTGACGGTCAAGGGCAAATTGACCATCCATAAAGCCCGACCATGTACAGTGCCACAGGTTATTGGACCGGTCTATCTGCCGGTAGAAATCTTACACAACTCCGCCGAGACGACGACGGTGACCACCAGTTCCAGTCAGTGGAACAACTGCGGCATTTATCAGGATTCCCCGGCGGACAATCAGGTGGTGTATCGGGTACGCACCTACCTGGATCCTGCCGTGTACCGCTGTCGGATTGTGTACACCAAATCGTCTAATACGGCCATCATTCAATTGCGTTTGGTGGGGACGGAAACGGTGACCGGATCGACGATCGACACCTATGCCGCCGTAATCGCCTACAATAATGTGGACGATGAGAACCTGACCATCAGCAAATCCGGGGAATATCGGGTCGAACTGATTACCAATGGCAAAAACGGATCATCATCTGATTATTATGCATGGTTGCAATCCATATCATTAAGCAAACAATAGGAGGTTCCCATGAGCGGAATGGATTTTGACGGGAGTTTCGCCCCAGCCAATGCTACTTCACTCACAATCGCATCGGGCGTAATTACTGTATCTCAGGTACGGCATATCGTCGCGGCGGAAACAGGCACAACCGACGACCTGGCGACGATTACGGTGGACAGCACAATAGGCAGTGGCTATGGTGGCATTCTGATATTGCAGGCCGATTCCGGCGATACGATTACTGTGAAAGATGGCACAGGCAATATCACTACTGGGAATAACGCCGATATCATTCTGGAAGGGGACGCACGTCTCTGTCTGGAATATGACACCGCTAACTCTGATTGGAAACCGTTCAATAACACAGCACAGGTGAGCGCATTCACAGTCACCAACTGGACCGAAGATTTTGCCATGGATTGCGACGGCGCTGCCGATGCCGAAATCTGTGACGTGTTGGGAACCCTTATCAAGGAACTGATTGCCAGTGGGCTGATTGCTGGGACGGTGAGTGCATGATAGCCTTTGCCGTACTGCTACAAATCCTCGCTTGCCTGAACAATCCTGATCCCCCTACCCTGCGTTCCTGGACGATGCATCGCAATGATATTTTGACGGCGACCCAATGGCGGGCATGGCAGGATTTGGAAGGGCGTAATTTATGGTTGGGGTATGCGCATGGTGGATGGGCTACATCTGGCGATGAGCGTTGGGCTGGCAGACTGATTGGCGATGATTATGTGGTGTGGTTATTCTATAGCCCGTCACGCCAGGAGTACGAACTGTTCCCGTTTGCCGATACCCGTATCTATGCCGATGCCAACGGCGATCATTACGGGATGCATCCCTGCGGCGGTTGGGCGGTGGATAAAGAGATAATCGAAGCACTTATCGAAAGCGATAATGATGGTTGAACCCACCACGATAGAAATCATTGCCCAACTTGGGGCTATTGGCATGTCGGCATTGGCGGTGGTCATTGTGTCGATTGTCGTGTACCGGACACGTCCGAATCAGGATGTGCAATTGAGGCTTATCGGTGTACTCCAAACTCAGGGCGAAACGGCGGAGAAACAGAGTGCCAATGCCGAACGGCTACGTCAACAGTTGGAATTGCACGATACCAATAGCACCGACCGGGATAACGCCATAGTGGAATTCATGAAGTTGCTCAAAGCCGGGCAGACGACCATCTTGACGGCTACCGAAACGATTTCCAAAAACATCCTCGCGACGAACAAATTGATGAGTGAGACGGCAGAAAAGATGACCTCAGATGACATCAGTGGGAAACTGGACCGCGCATTGGCGCTGTTGGAAGGTATTGACCAGAAATTGAACAACATCGATCAAGACCTGGAATCAACCAAGAAGGAAGTCGCCGTTGTCAAGCAAGATGTCCAGGACATCCAAAAAGCCCAGACCGGGGAGTATCCTTCTGTTGCGAATTACAACAAATCCGAGGGGCAGGCTGAACCCGATACACCAGCACAGCATGATGCCGTGAAAACGAATACGCTACACGAAACCTCGACGGAAACAACCGATATCGCGAAACGCACGCACACCGTATCGGATTCCCCTGCCCCTGTTTCAAAATCACAGGCCCGTCAAGCCGCTAATAACGGCAATGACAATGGCAAATCGAATGATAACGACGAAGACGACGATAATGGCGCGGCTGATCCCGTGCCACGACCAAACTAAGGAGGATAACGATGATTGAATATAACGAAGTGATGCTGACGGCGATACTCGGACTAAGCGCCAGTGTCTATGCCATCATGGAAGCGGTAGGGAAGCCGTTCCTGAAGCGGGTAATCGCATGGGTAGAAACGCAAAAGTGGATACCTATTCTGAACGGCATTGATCCAAAAGAGCGTGGGAAAAAGCTAACCAAAACCGTGTATCCAATCGTCTGGCGCGTGTTGGGCGTACTCTTGGGCATTGGGGCGGTAGCGCTGTCTGGCAATGGCAACGTGAGCTTTCTGAAAATGTGGAACATCTATCTTGCAGACCTGCCCGACTGGGTGGACATCCTGGTGACTGGCGTTGTGGTTGGGTTGGGAGATCGGGGAATCCACTGGCTGGTAGACTGGATCGAAGCCAACGGGATTAGCATCGCGAACTGGTTGGAGAAGGCGGGGAAGGTTGTGCCGGGACAAACCTAAAGCCCCGACCGAAGCCGGGGCGGTGGGTTAATCTCGGTTGGCTTTGCCGCGATACTTGCCGCGACGGGCTAGGTTGTCAGGGTAGTCGATGCCCTGTGCGGCGCAGCGCCATTTCACGGCCCGGCGGATGAATTCGGCCAGCCCGATACCCTCACGAGCCGCAGCCTCTTTCGAGGCCGCGTACTGCTCTTTGGTGCAGGTGGCATTGTGTTGGCTTGGTGTTTTACGAGGCATTAGCCAAACCATTCATCTCGCGATGCATGGATATAGCCCCGGTATGTTCGGGGTTCCATAATGCCACATGATGCGGCACCCAGAGGTTCATCGGAAAAGGTTTCCCCTTCTCCCACTAATATTTCCTTGTCACCCCTCAGGGGGATAACAAGTTGATTCCCCCGTTTTTCCAGAGGATATTCGTATGGCAATCGTTCCCGATCACCGAAATATAGCATTACGAAGGGATTGCCCTTCTCGGAGGGGTATCTATTGTCATCCATTGCATTGCTCCTTATGACTATCGGGGAGTGAGTTCCCCGTCTACCCCAAAATCCCGGATCGACCGGGCTTGGGGGGTGTGGTGAGGGTGTGGTGAGGGTGAGGTGTTACGAGATTTCGTCTCCGTTTAACTCCTCACGATATACTTTCCAGTAGGTACGGAAAGCATGGTAATCAAGTTCTTGGCGAATTTCGTCATCGAGTTGCTGGTACATTTCCAGCCCTGTGCAATCCTTGTTCTCATCAGTGATATTTTCTGAGACAAAGTTCCGGGTCCGTTCACGCTTGTTCATTTCATCGCTCCTTGTTGATTACCTGACTATGCTTACAGTATAGCATAGTACTAGTACCTTGTCAAGCAAACCAGGAGGTATTATGCCTATTTCTCATAAATCTCTCATGTTTCTATTGGGCTTTGTCCTGTTGCTCACCGCCTGCGATTCGGGCGTCATTATCGTCACCCCAACACCCGCCCCCGACGCCACGCCCACACGGGAAGGACCGCACTGGTCGGTAGAGTGTGTACCGGACGAATGGCAGGGCCAGATCATCAACCCCAACCCCTGCCCGGTAAATTACGTACAGCATACACAAGACGATGGCACCATTCAGGAAATACCCGCCGGAATGGGATTGCATCTGAATCCCAATGCCGATGGAATCCTGGAACGCCCTGACGCAGTGTATGAAGCAGGGGCAACCCATCTCTATACTTATGGCATGGTGGGTGAGTTTGGCATCTCTGAGACGGTGGAGATGTTTGCCAATCACTGCTACACGTTCAATGTGCCGGTAACCGTCAACTTCTTGGGATCGTCGGAGTGGGATAACTTCATCTTCTATTCCATCTTGCACCGTACCGATACCGGCCAACCCTACCCGCTTAACGAACACCCGGCAGTCCTAGTAGACGGCCAAACGGCGAAATTGTACGCCCATTATCCACACCGTATCTTTTGGACATTTCAGCCCAATGTGGATGTCACGGTAGAATGGGAAGTGGGGTTCCGATCCGTCTGGGCTACGTCGTCAGCGGGGAATTATGTGGGCTTCGAGGCATTCGTGATTCAGGATCAGTTCAATACCAATATCTGTAAATGACAATATCCATTGCCGTCAATGGGTATTATTCATATAAATACAGAGGTCTGCGCCAGTCTCTATATCTCGACCATTTCCAAAACAGAGTCCATACACCATTTGGTTCTTCTCGATATAGACATTTGCGGCAATCGTATATCCCATTACCTATATCTGTTTCGGTATCTAATCCGAGGCTCTTATAGTCACATATCCCCCCACATAATGGACATTCTCGATTCTCATTCATGGTGCTTATCCCGACTAATTTCTTGATACTTTTCTAGAGCTTCCTCGAATGCTTCAAGCTCGTATCGCATTGCTTGTGGCGCTGCCCAGTACTTGTTGGGATACCCGATTTTTGCTGCTTCATCCATACATAAATCTTTCTGATCCGCAATGCGTTGCATTAACCACTGCTCGTATTTATCAGGCATCGAAATTAGTTTCCTTCCTCGTTTCACTCGTCAGCGCGATAAGCACCATTACCCCGTAGTGATGGCATCAATCCGCCAGATAGCGGTCGATCTTCCGCTCCAGCCGCGTGACCCAGGAGACGCCCCAGCGCACACGCAACCAGTGCAACAGATCGCTAATACGGGCCAGGAGGATATGTGCGATGAGGATGTGCATCAGTCGGTCGCCTCGCTATCGGAATCACCGGGACTATATTTATAGGTGATGACAGTATCTTCTCTGGGGTTGCTTAGATGTACTGTGTCAGTAGAGTCCAAGAATGCCCCTTCCTCAGTACGAGCAAGCAACTCATAAAACCGGTCTTGCCAGTAATCTCGCCCGGCCCTTGCGCCGTCGATGTGTCCCTGCATATTGATGATTTGCTGCTGTAGATCGCATATGCGTTTCTTGAGTTTCTTCTTGCTTGCCATCAGTCGGTCTCCTCGTTTTCATCGTCCGGGGTGGGGGCAAACCATAGCAGCCCGATCAATTTCTCATCACATTTCGATGGGGTGTTCAATGCGAGTCTTGCTTTCATTCGGCGGGCTGGTCCACCATTTTCAATCACCACTGCATATCCCCTATTGATCTGAATAGCAATCAATGACCAATCGGGGATACCATCCACTCCGATTTTACAATGGGTGTATTCAGCTAACAGTGCTAACAACCCCTCCGCCCCGTAGTGTTCCGCGATCCAAATAGAATCAACTTCTTGGCTTTTTCTCATATTCTACCTCCCAGCATATAAGCGCCGCTAAACGATGGTTATTTCTCTTCGTCTGGTTTTACTATCCGTCGCTGGCACCGGCACATCTCGCATTCCCACACTTCGAGAATTCCAGTCTCTTTGCCATTCAGGGTATGATAGTGTTTCCATCCTATGCGGTGTTGGGTATGCCAGGGAGCTTTACATCTTGGACACTTCCCAATACGCTGCTCATTCATCCTGCTGCTCTCCTTCCTGGTCGTCCATGACTTGCCGGGTAATCTCTTCGATATTCCCACCCGATTCTCCGTACTCTATCGCCCGCTCTGCAAGATCACAAATGGTTTGTATGAGTAGCGGATAGGGATGTGTGGAGCGTGTAGGCAGATCGCGAATGGTACGTAAATCGGCTAATACCCATGAGAGCCGATGTGCAAGTAGGGCATTCTGTATTTTATCTTTCATCCTACGCCTCTCTTCCCTATGCCTGTACCAGCCGCAACTCCAGACCATACCGGGATTCAAACAATTTGCGCTTGATCCGAAAGACCGGCGTTTGATAGCCTTTCACATCCTCAACAATGGTTTCCCCGGTGGCCTGATCCACATATGCGAAGTCAGCAATGTAATAAATCGGACGT